ATGCCAGGTAGGTCCACCATCACGTTGTGTCGGATATCGACCCACACGATGAGTAAGTCCGTCAATAACTGCTTTAGGAAGTTCACGAGCTTCATTTACCCACGCTCCAGTCAATTCAAGTGATAAAAGTTTTCTTACGTCTTTAGGTTGATCTAATGCTAAAAAGATAACTTCGCAATCAATACCCGCTGCTTCACCACGAGATGGCAAACGAATATGATGAGTAATAGGGGGAGTGTATAACATTGGACCAAAGGTGTTCTCTGGAAATAAATCTTGCCATGTTTTAATCGTTGTTGTTTTTAATTCTGGATATGAGTTACGGACAATGACAAATCGTGTATAACGAATACCATCCACTGGAGATGGCTTTTGTCTGACTGCTCGCATCATAATCTCTGCGGCACATGCATAGGATTTACCAGAGCCAACAGGCCCCATCAGTCCACGCACGAATGCGTCTGACTGTAGAAAGTTCCATGTTGTTGGAGCGGTGCTAAAATCTAAATCAATCCCAGGGCCATGAATGGCTTTCTGAGATGTTTCTTTTGTTTTAGCCATCTATATCTTTAATTTCGAGCATTAGTAATTGATTAAGCACTGCGAGTTGCGCTTGCAATGCATCAATAATTTGTAACGCTTCGGTTTGATATATGTTATTTAATGCATATGCATCTCTTAACTTTTGAATACGCGATTCTAAATCATTTGGTGCGCTCATTAAATTCCTCCTCAATTTGTAAACGATTTCCAACTAACATAATATAACCAGCTATGTCTAGCCAGTTATCAGTATGATATGGATCTCCATAAAGAATACGACTAATCTTATGTATCACCATATCTAATGATTCTTGCATATCTGAATCTAATCTATACCAGTTTCCGTTTTCATCACGCATCTGCTCTTTGACCATTTGAATGAAAACACATTTAGGCAAATAACCACCATGCGTTACTTGACGATCATTCAGTATCTTTGTTATCGGGTCTTGTGGTTTCGTCATTGTCTATGATCTCTGGTGCGCGTATGTTAATACCTAATACGCTTGGTTTATCTGATTCTTCCGGATTATCTAACAAACCAGAAGCTTTAGCAAGTATACGTAATACACCAACTTTATCCCACAGTTCTATGTCAAGAGTTGTATAGCTATTGCCTTCTTTATCTGTCTTAGTATTTGACTTAATGCTTTTGATAGCTTGCAAGGCGTGTTCTGGTATATCCTTGCTCGGTTTAACTTTAATATTGCCTTGCTCGTCCCACTCCATAACATCAGTAAGCTTTGTATTCGCCAAACATAAAAGAGAATAGCTGACAGCTTCACGATTCTGCTGCAACGTAGTCGAACGCTCAAGCTTCTTTTGAAGGCTACGGACACCACCATAGCCAGCAAGTGAAGGAATGGGCTTTTTGGTTTTGACTTCATCTGTCATTAGAATGGCAAGTCGTCTGGCAAGTCATCAAAAGACGCTGGCGCAGCATTAGCTGGCGCAGCTTTTGCTACTTTTGGTTTAATACTTACTTGACGATAGGGTGTTCCAAGATGTTGGCCTACTGCTTCTTTAATATTAAGATAATATAAATTGCCATCAAGATCTGCAAACTCGCCAGTCCACTCTGGATGCCAATCTTCTTTTTTATTTTCGTTTACAAATGCTACGCCTGTTCCTGGTTTACGTGGTTTTTTATCTTCCGCCATGCTATTCTCCTATTTAACGGGTGCGCCTTTAACTCTTTTCTCTAGACACCTAGCGCAGATCCAGCGTCTATTTGTTTTCTTCGGTGATACCTTCCACATGCCACCATCACTTTTAACATGGGCATAACATGTAGAACAAAATCTGTGGCCAAACTGACCAACGGGTGCTTCTTCAAAAGTAACTTCTGGTTTAGATTTCACTAATCACCACCATTGTTTTACCGCCTACACATGGCTCAACTCTGTTAATAGATAACTGATCTATCTGTGAGTCATCGTCATATACACCGGCTGCCATCATAGCATCTAAAATAGCCTTTAAACAATTGTCCAAATCAAATCTTCGTTTGCTACGTGGATGAATATTAATATACACATTAAGACGCTTATCACCAAAAGATTTAACTTTCTCTCTGAAACAGTAAGCTTGGACAGCCAACTTAAAGAGAGTGCCTTCTTTAGAAATGAATCTTCTTTTGCCATTGGCTCTCCAATAAGTATTTACTGATGGTGGGTATGGTAATTCTAATATCATGCGTTTAACTTATTTAATCGCTCATTGATATCATTTAAGCTATCAGATAAGTATTGATTAATAAGTTGGTTAATAATAACTGCCTTGTGTCTTTTGAGTTGCTTTGCTGCTTTATCTAATAACTCTACACTCTCTGGTGTAAGCCTTACTAGAAATGGTTTTAATTCGCTACTCATACATTCTCCTTATACTTGGTTATTTGTTTAACTAACTTCTTTTTATCTTTTGCCTGTGGTTTAGCATTCCTTAAAAATACTGGCAAGATACAATCAATAGCTTTATATGCTTTTAGATTAGGTGGATCTTCTCGCCAATTAGGACTTTTTAATTCTACTTCACCAGCATCAGCTTTATACTTAACTTTGTATTCATACTTACCAAAAGCTTTAGCCATAGATTGCATCCACTCTTTAGCGTCCATCTTTAAATACCTTTTCTACTTCGCCTGTGGATTTGTTGAGTTCGTATTCATATTCTTTAATACTGTCTGGATGTGCAACTTTGATTTTAGGAGATGGTTTCTTCTTACCAAAGATTTTATCGAAGTTAGCTTCAAAGATTTCTCTGTCTGTAAATGGTCTTGGTGTTGATCCTTTGCTCATATACGCAATATATATCACTAAGATATCTATGTCAATAGTATTTATAGATTGACTTAAAATTATTTATCGCTTATATTACTAACACGGGGCCATTACCCAGCCCTCCTAAATGTAGTAGCTGACAGATAGGGATAAACGTGTTGAATCGGTGGATTCTCCTTAAGTGTTGTTCCCGGATGGGATCAAACAACAGTATCGGGGATCTGACCACTGGGGATGTGAAGTAGTGCATTACATCTAAACTAGATAAACGAGAAGCTACAACCCTAAAAGGTTAGTAAGATAATTTAAACAATACTGTTTATTATCGGGTTAGGTTCTATTGTCGCACGATCTTTAGGTTTTAAATCATTATGTATTAATAAAAAGCAGTCAGTAGGAAAGGTTTGCTTTTGCTAAGACATACCATCTACCAAACATCAATCGTTTTCATTCAAATTTAAATATAGTCTTTAAAGAATGACAACATACTCTATCTACTCTACACCTATAGTGTGTCTAGAGTGCTGGAGTTTTCAAATTTCTAGCGAAAAATTGTGTGAGATACCCTCACTATAAGCGGACGGGGTGGGGGGCAAAGGGTCGTCTTTCTGATAACTCACTAGAGCCATGCATGTTTCAGAGTGTTAATGAATTACTATTGATTCTTTTCTGACAGCTAAACGAACATTTAGCCTATGTAATTGATTGCATCTGATACGCTCAAGCCTCGTTCTAGTCCTCTAAGTATCATAATAGGATCTGATCCGCTCTCAATTGATCTCTCAACCGCTAACATATCACCCTCAGATGTCAGACATTTAAAAATAGCTAGTATAGGATCTATTCCAGGTTCTACTGATTGAGAAACCTCTTGCACTTTCTCATCTTCTCCACTTACTTTGTTTTGTAACTTAGTGTTATTCAAAATCTCTGTTATTTCTGAGTTGTGCAAGTCGTGTTCTTTTAAGTCATTTCTCTTAATATTTTCGTCAAATATGATCCGCCTGGTATTGCCTTTTAACATTGGAAAGTAGTTTTTATAGCTCTCAACTATTCCGAAAGCTTCTAATTTCTTTAGATGTTTACCCACATTTTGTGGAGTGCAACTTAGATCTTTGCCAATTGTTTTTAGAGATACAAAAGAGAAACCACCACGATTGCAATAACTCGCCAATACTCCAAGAACTCTTAATGCATAAGGTGAGATTTTAGGGTTTAAGAATGCCCTTAAAGGCATCACACAGAACTTCCTCAAGTCCTCGTTTTTAGTAGTTTTAAGCTTTATCGCCTCGGGCAAAATGTATTTCGATTCAAGCATTTATGTATTTTATCAGATTTATTTGCATTTAACTATTGACAACTTAAAAAGATATCTCTAAATTGTCACTTGTAACACATTTAATCAATCCAAAAAAGGAGCATTATTATGAGCAAGAAAACAGAAACCCAGGAAGCAATCGCAAAGTTAAAAGAATACTTAGGCAATGGTGAAACAGTCTACACAGTATTAAAGCATGTATCTTCAAGCGGTATGTATAGACACATTCAACCATTCATTATTGCTAATAATGAACCAATCTATCTTACCTGGAGCGTTGCAAAAGCCCTTGGATATTCTTACAAAGAGAAAACCCATGCAGTAGGTGTTGGCGGTTGCGGTATGGATATGGGATTTCACCTTGTAGATGTATTAGGCAGAACTCTCGGAATTAAATTAAATCATCGTTGGTTGTAAATCAATCCATTAAAGGAGAATTAATCATGGCAATAACTCAACAAGTTTACTCATTAACAGATCTTTTTGAATCAATCAATGACATTCATTTTCAACACGATGAGGGCAAAATGAACGCTCAACAAGCTTATTCACTTGCTCGCATGTGTTGTTCTGAATTTTTAAATCATAGCTTTGATTCCAATGCACCGCTTTTTCTTTGTCAGTGGAATGATGGCGAAATAATACAACTTCACACCAAAGAGAGTCTTTATGAACAATACAAAGACACGAATCTCTTTGATGAGGATGAAGAAAAGCAAGATCTTGAAGGCAACACACTTGCGGTTGGTGTTCTTGAATGGATGGAAGCTTTGTCTTATGTCAATTTTACATGGCAAACACATGAATCATTTACCTTTGATAATTTCACCATGAGGAGGATTAGATAACATGAAACTATCTAAAAAGGAAATTTTGGAAATAGTGCAAGAATTGGAAAAAGGTGCAACTCTTTGTTTACCTCAAGAAATATCAAAAAAAGACTATTTTAAAATCATCAAACAAATTGAGGATGTGCAAGGGGTAATTTTTTCTTCTGATCCTAGCTAGAAAGTGCCAATTCTAAGCATCTTTTTTAAGGGTGCTTAGGGGTTGCCATTAGTAACCATTTTTAAATCATTTAAGGAGCATTAAAATGCGAAATGAACCTAGTTTTTTACAGTTAGTTCTCTATGCTTTCCTCGGATTGTTTTCAATGTATGTTTGGATTCTCTTTTTATTCACTTTTTAAGCTGCGAGAGGAATAAAGATGATATATGTTAAGGGTTTTGTCTATTTTTATTGTTTTATTTCAATCTATCTCATCATTAAATTAATAGTATTTTAAGTTTTACAAAAGATATCGGATCATGTTAAAATCATAATTCGTTATCTTTTTTTTAATCCGTGAAAGGACATAAGAGCATGAAATTTATAGCTTATTATAGAGTATCAACAGACAAACAAGGGCAGAGCGGTTTAGGTTTAGAAGCCCAAAAACAAATCTGCTTTTCATATGCACAGCAACAAGGCGTTGAGATCGTTACAGAACTCACCGATGTAGAATCTGGAAGTCACAATGATAGAGTTAATTTAATTGTAGCTTTGGACATGTTAAAGCATGATCGAAGTTGTAAGTTATTAGTAGCTAAACAGTGTCGCCTTACCAGGTCAGTTGCATTAATGTCAAAACTATTGGAAGAATTACCACCTAATAGCATCGTTGTAGCTGAAAGCCCTCAAGCATCTATCTTTGAACTTCATATTAGAGCAGTATTAAATGAAGAAACAAGACGACAAATTTCAATCAATACAAAGAATGCACTCCAGGCAGCAAAAGCTCGTGGCATCAAGTTAGGTGCGCCACCAAAAGACATTAAAAGAATTTCCCAGGCTGGAGGCGATGCAACAAGGCGCAAGGCTGCAGAGTTTTCACTTGGTATGATTGATGTCATACAAATAGTTAAAGGTAGAAATCAATGTTTTGATGCCCAAAAGTATGCAGAAGATCTCAATGCACTAGGCATATTAACTTATAGGCGTAAGAAGTGGACTCAAGGAAGTGTGTATCGTTTGATGAATAACATTCATAAATTAAATAAGGATATCAATCTATGGTAGGCAAATTAACACCTAATGACATTTTGTCATGCAGTAGACTCCCGGCAGTGTTGGGCTTTAGCAAATATCGCACGGCAAATGATGAACTTAAGATTTCAATAGATTCATTGCATGGCAAAGAACCAGAATTTAATAGTAATGAAGCTATGGATTGGGGAAACAAACTAGAGAAAACAATTCTAGAGGAGTCAGCAACAAGACTCGGACTTGAATCGTATGATTTAGAACACGATAAAGCATACTTTCACAAGGATATTCCATTAGCTTGCAGTCTTGATGGCACAGTGGTAGGCAACGATAGTGTCATATATACAGATATTGATAAGGGTATTTATGTAATGAATAAAGACTCTATCAAGTTAAGTGGCACAGGCATACTTGAAGCCAAGCTTACCGGTCAAGAAGTTGAAAATACACCAGCAGTTTATCGTGGTGTCATTCAATTACAAGGTCAGATGGACATCATGGAAGCCTCATGGGGCGCTCTTTGTGTCTTATACAAAGGCACTACATTAAGAATCTTTGTGTATGAATACAATGAAGATCAAGTCAATATGGTAAGGCAAGCAGCTATGGAGTTCAATGAGAAGATAGAAAAGTATAAACGTGATTCTGAGATTGATTGGTATCCATTAGCAACAAGTGCAGAAGCAACAAGGATCTTTGACCATGCAGAAAAAGAAGTTATTGAGATTCCAGAGATTGAAATACAAGCTGAGAAGATCATTACTTTAAGAGAAGCTATTGCAGAAGCAGAAGAAGCTATTGATAGATTACAGCGCAACATTATGGATCAGATGCGCGATAAAGAGATATGTCATGCTGGTCGTTACAAGATCTCATGGCCTATGCGTCAGTATAAAGCACAGCCAGCAAAAACTGTGCCAGCAAAAGAAGGTTATGTTATTCGTCAATCTAAACTATCTATAAGGGATCGTATATGAAAGATTTGATTTGTGCATTATGGGGGTTAGGTATTTGTGGTGGACTCCTATTGTTAATGGTAATAGTAGCAGTAGTATGGGCAGAGATTAATCTCAAGAAGAATGAATCATATTTTGAAAAGGATAAATAAACATGAAAGTTATAGCAGCAGCCTTTGTAAAGGCACAAAAAGAGTTTGCACCAGCATTAAAGACAGCAACAAACCCACACTTTAGATCTAAGTATGTAGCCTTAGATGGCTGTATTGAGGCCGTGCTTGATGCGTTAAACAACAATGGCATAGCATTGATTCAACAAACTCACGACTGTGAGAGTGGTATTCGCATTGAAACGATCCTATTGCATGAGTCTGGTGAGCAGTTAAGTGGTGGCATCTTACATGTGCCAGCACCTAAGCAAGATCCTCAAGGGTATGGTAGTGCATTGACATATGCCCGTAGATATAGCCTTATGGCCACTTGTGGCATAGCCCCAGAGGATGATGATGGCAATTTAGCAACAGAAAGAGCTGGCAGTGTGGTAAAAAAGCCACAAACTAACGTTTTATCCTTCTTTATTCCAGGCAAAGATGCAATTAGTTGCCCAGATCTATTGACATGGGAGAAGAATTTTGATGCAATGTCAGAACAGCTAGTTAATTCTAGCCTTCCAACAGAGGATAAAGTAGCAAAACTCAAGGCACTAATAGACGTAAACTTACCGACATTAGACCGCTTACCCGTAGATAAGAAGGTCCTATACATAGGCAGACAAGCCACTAGGATCAACAGAACGAAAGGATAATAATGAAACCAGTTAAGACAGACTTCAATGCTTTTGAATGGCGTTTTCCACGCTCGTTTAAAGAAATTAATGGATATGAATACGAAGTGAATTTAGAGTCGCCTAAAGAAAAAAGGCAACGCGTATGGAGAGCAACAAAGATCTCCGTAGGCATTGCCCTTAGCCTTATGGCTTGGATTACTTATTCATTACATACATTGTAACTTCGAAGCCAAAGCGCATTTCAGTAGCTGCTGGAGTTGTCCACATGGTGTTAGTCCTTATTTATGACAAGCAAGATTACTTGTTACGCAAATTATGCGTATTTTGCGATACAAAGTATATAAGCAAAAACATTAAACATACCTAATGAAAGGAAATTTATGTTAGATGCAGAAGATCAAGCGGTATTAGACACAACAGACTTATATCGGTTCACTCCGGAAGGTAAGTTATTTATAGCATTATTCTCAAGTGCCATGCATGACGCAATAAATAATAAATGCACGTTACTAGAGAGATGCAATGCAATTAGTTTTTTAACTAGAGAGCCACAGGATTTACGAGATATATGTTTATCCATTGCTGGCTATCATAAAGACTATGTAAAGAAGAAGTTGATGCAAAGTCTTGGAGTTAAAGAGTTTTTCACTTTACAGGGCAAGATAAAATGATAAGTGCAGCAATGATGTGTATGGCATTAACTATTGCTCACGAAGCTGGTGCAGAGCCAGTTAGTGGGCAAGTAGCAGTGGGTTATGTTTTGTATCGCAGAGCTAACTATGACCGCAACAAAGTATGTCTTGAAGTTTATAGGCCATACCAATTTGAATGGACTACTAAGCCAAAAGATTATGACATGCAGAAGTTGCGACCATATCTAGATTTAGCTGAAAAAATTCTAAACAAAAAGATTAAAGATACAAGTAAGGGCAGCACACATTTTCATAGCGTAGCTTTACCTAACCAGTGGGGCAAGCCTATAAAAGTAGTAATTAACAATCATATATTTTATTAACATGTATTAAAGTTATCTTATGAAAAGGAAATTTTAATGAACTATTTATCAGTATGTAGCGGTATAGAAGCAGCAACAGTAGCATGGCATGAACTAGGTTGGAAGCCAGTTGGATTCTCAGAGATTGAGAAATTTCCAAGTCAATTATTAAATCATCACTACCCTCATGTAACCAATTACGGGGACATGACTAACTATAAAGAATGGAATCTAAATGAATCAATCGGACTTTTGGTCGGAGGAACACCATGTCAATCATTCTCAGTCGCTGGACTTAGAAAAGGACTTGAAGATCCAAGAGGAAATCTTATGCTTACCTATCTTGGAATTGCAGAAAAGTTTAAACCAAAATGGTTACTATGGGAAAATGTCCCAGGTGTTCTCTCTAGTAACGGAGGAGAGGACTTTGCCTGTCTCCTTAAAGGGATGGCTGAACTCGGGTATGGGTTCGCCTACAGAGTTCTTGACGCTCAATACTTCGGAGTGCCACAAAGACGCAGACGTGTGTTCGTTGTCGGATGTTTTGGAGACTGGAGAAGTGCTACCAAAGTATTATTTGAGTCCGAAAGCTTGTCTAGGGATATTACACCGAGCAGACAAGAGGGAAAAGAAATTGCCAACTGCATTAAGGCAAGCCCTTCAAGCTACAGCAGTTACAATCCAGCAAGATCAGAAGGCAATGCAGTCTTAGTATCTAACGGAGTAAGTGCTATTGATCTCAAGGATGTATCTAAAACATTAACTGCTAGTTATGGAACAGGCGGTGCAGATTTAGATATTAAACCTTTAGTATTAGAACCTAAGTCATATGCTATAGCAGAAAACATTATTGGTAGACAAGCTCATAATGGTGGCAATGGTAATGGATACTCAGAAGAAGTAATGTATACATTAAATGCAACAGGAGTGCATGGAATAGCTTATGGCTTTGAACCAGGCATTGCTAAACGTGAAGGCAATCCATCTAGGTTTTCAGAAGAACTATCTCCTACATTAAGAGCAGTTATGGGTGATAACCAGGTAGCAGTTGCTCATGGATTTCATGTTAATGCTAGACCAGATGAAATGAAATTTGAAAGAGAACTGTCTGGAACTTTAACTGCATGTCAAAGACCTGGAGTTGCCGTAGATACATACAATGGAACTATACAGGGAGATGTAACCGCAACAATGACCGCAGCTGGGGGAAGCTCTACTCATAGCGGTCCAAAGGTTATGCAGCAAATGAGAGTGCGTAGACTAACTCCAATGGAATGTGAAAGGTTACAAGGCTTTCCGGATGGCTATACTAACACTCCAACATCAAGCGATACTACTCGATATAAAGCATTAGGTAATTCTATGGCAGTTCCTGTGATGAGATGGATAGGTAAGCGTATAAGTCAGTTGTAAGCTATTGATTGGTATATAGAACCTACACAATCGCTCTATAACGCACGATCTCTAGGTGGGTAATACCCTAGCCTACCTAGTTTTAGTGTAATTGCGTTGGTTTTGGTGTGACTATGGACATTTCCATATATTGAGCATAGATAAGTATAAAATCATCTTCATTTTCACTGAAAAAAATTCTAACGATAGTTTCGTTATCTTCCTCAATGATTTCGATATCCCATATCTTACGTCCTATGAGTTTATCTAAAGCATGTAACTGTTCTGATGTAGGGTTTTCCACTACACAATTTTACCATTCCATTTACCATTTGTATTAAGAACCATTGGCATTAATTTTGGTTGGCCATCAAGGATCATTCCACAGCCAACGATGAATCTTGTCTTAAAGTTTTTAGCATAGTTAAATGCCATTGACTTTTGATTGATAAGTGAACCGACTTGCATGCCCCAAACTAGCGCATCTGGATTTGAATAGTAACCAATACTAAACTTAGTATGGTAGTGACCTTGGACTGTGTTCATACCATACTGCATAGCTACTTTTAATACGTCAGCAGATAGTCCATGTGTAAAGAAACATCGTGATCCATCTGATAGGGTGACAGTAATATCTTCTTCCCATTGCCAGCCTTTGCCAACACCTAAGAAATCATTGTAATGTTTAAGGTAACCTTTAGGAACGCCATGCTTTAATGCACGTCTGTATAGCATAGATGAATGATTGCTATGCACAATCTGCATCTTAGGGAATATCTTTTCTAGCGTTTGAATATATGCAATAGATGCTGCCAACTCATGGCCAGCAGAGAATAGATCTGGATCACTATCATGCATAGACATCGCATGCATATCAAGCTCGTCACCAATATTAATAACAAGATCGGGTTTGTATTTTGTCTTGAGCGCTTTAAGAAAGTTGAATGCATCTGGATGGTGATATGGTATATGTAAGTCTGATATTACTAATACGGATTTGTATGATTTAGTAGCCATAACGATCCCATGTAGTTAGGTATCGTTAAGATATCATACTAATCAATAGTTTGCAACAAACATCTTGGCTTCTGCTTCACGTCTTAGTTGAAGTCCTTTAAGTATACGTCCACCAGCACGACAATACTTTAAGAGCGATTCCATAGCCGCTTCTTTATCGCCACGAAGCAACGCTTGACGGAGTGTTGATCTTTGAAATGTCCCCAAGCCAAGATTGAAGGCAAAAGAAACCAAGCAATCGAATTCACATTGTCTAAGGCGCACGTTAGGTAGCATCTTAGATACTCCCAACTCGAAACGATTGAGGTCTGATTTAAGAAGTCCATCTATTTCTTCTTGCGTAAAAGTTCTGTTCCAAGAATCAGGCAAATGTTTGCCATCGCCGATAAGGTGACCAACACCCACAGTATACAGGTTTGCAGCACAACGATAGGGCCGACTACGCACACCTTCAAAATGTTTAATAAGTTCGATACCACGCTTAGATACTTTCACGTTTCTTTTCCCATGTGCGAGAGCCAAAGTAGAATCCAATGATAGAGGCTACAATGCTCATCTCATCGCTAGAGAATATAGCATCCATAGATTCTGGTGTGAATCCACCAGTAGATTTAACTGCCCATATGAAGCCAGCTACATCAACGAATACAAGTAAGCCTACAAAAGTAAATGCAACGAATGGTCTGACACAGGCATTAAGAGTCTTGACCCACTGTGATGCACCTTCTACTAGCTTAGTGTCATGTGCATATAATGCTTCACGTTCTTGTGCGTATGTTTCTGCGTATGTTCCTTCTAATTCAATAGCTGCAATCTTCTCTTGAGATACAAAACCTTTCTCTGCCATACGCATAGCTTGTTCGTTCTGTAACTTAGCCATCTCACGTTCATGTGCTTGGTCACCTTTTTGCTGAAAAAATCCGAGCAGACTTGGTAGCCCGCTTGTAGCAAACCCTAATATACCACTGATAATACTAAACATTTAAAACTCCTCTTTGTTAAATCCGTATAGGTCACAGATGATATTAACATATTTGTTAAACTTCTTTTCGTGTGCATCAAAGTCATTGTGTCCATGATACCAAAGCATACAATGAATCATCTCATGCATAAGTGTTTCAGATATCTTTAGGTATGTATCATTAGAGATATCTATTTGTATTCTAGTAGGCTCTGTAAGAAAGTATCCAAGCACTTCACCTTTAGTATTGATGATACTAAAATTAACCTTGTGCGGTGCTGGCATCTTGTAGCCATTGAACGGAGGTAGCCCAACAAAACAAGCATACATCTTACGCAAGTTTTGTTTGGTTAATAGCTTCATTACTTGGCCAATGGATTGATCGTTGATTTGCGTAATGCTTTCATCTCCTCACGCACTGCGCTAAGAGATACATCAATTTCTCTTTGTGATCCTTTAATGATAGCTGCTGTTTCTTTAGATGTAGCAAATGCTTCTGATGCTTTCTCATAAGCTCTGTTGTTAGACATAGCTAATTCAATCATGCGATTGTCAGCAGCTTTAACTCTATCTTCTACTAATGTAATGCGTGTTTCAACATTACTCATTTTCTTTACTTCTTCAATTGTCGAAGTCAAATCGTTGAATAGGGTTATCCCGTAGTAGACTGCTCCACTGGTAGGAACTAGCACCGATAAGATTATCCCCAATATCATCTGCGAGGATAAGTTTAAAGTATACTTCTTGTTCTCTTGCGTAGCCATTCTCTTGCTCCATGTTGATTGCTTCTATGATCTGTTGATTCTGTATCGTGTATGCTTGTGTTAGCATTTGCATACTCATAACAATCCCAAACCCAGGCACGAGTTCCTTTGATTTCGGAAGCTCTTGTTTTGGGTCTAGCTTCGCTTCTGTATTTGCGGTTGTTCTCGATGCGGGCTGTGATTCTTGTCTGCTTTCTGTCCTCACTTCTGCTTTTACTTCTTCCTTGCCCGAAGTAGGTGCTTGCTGATTCTGAGTCTGCACATTGTCCATCGGCACAATTACAGGTTCTATTGGTATGACTGGTGCATTGATGGGATTCAATGGACTTGTCACACTGAGTGGACTTGTCGGACTGATTGGATTCGTTGGATTGTCCATCGACTTGACACAACTGTTGGTAACTTGAATCCAAGAACCCCACGCTGGTGTCGAGTATGGAGTCGAGCAACTTGACTGCCTTTGTTCTAGTATTGATCCAGTGTATCCAGCTTCGCATGCTAGTGTCCTTTGTTCTGTAGTTTCAAAACAAGTTGGCGGATCTTGTGTGCAATTATCTGACGTAGTTGTCCAAGAAGTCCAAGTGCTTGAGCTACAAGCATAGGAACGACTCTGATTAACCACGCCACTATAGTGTGGTAGAGGGCAACTAAGCGATTGATACTCCACTGTATCGGTGCAGACTGGCTGAATGTATGGAGCGCAGATAGGATCATCTGGCCTATACGGACACCATGCTGTAGTAAGCGCTGTAGCATCGTCAATGCCATAGCACTGTAAGTTACTAACCCAGCCTTGAGTTGTTGGAACATATGTGCAATACCATGCATAGATTGGATTACTCCACAGGAGTATTAGGAATAAGAGGGAGCGTATAGGTAGAACCATATAGTTTCTCAAATCGTTTTGGATCTCTCTCATGCCATGCACGTTTAGCTGTGTAACCTAATGAACCACCAATAGGGCAAGGTGAGCCAGACATTTCCATAGCTTCCCAAACACGATTGTCTTGACACAATACTGATACTGCTGCTACCTTTAAACCTAAATCGTTAAGTGTCTTAGCTAGTTTAATACGCTCACAGTTTTCATCTGTGATAGTAGCACCGCCACTGATAGAGAACATGCCTGTGTTAGCACCACCAGATACACCAGACTTACACATGTCATTAGAAAAGCCAGACATGGATGGGGCCATAGCACTAGGCACTGGCATCCCTTTGTTATTGATTGTAGTATCAGCATGAGCATAACTCTGAGTTAGCAAGAATACAATAACGAAGCCAGCTGTAGCAAGAAGGATCTGTTCTAAGCGTTTAAGTCTAGCATTGATTTGCTCATATCGAATAGAACATACTTCTTCGTGTGTGCTTAGTCTTGATTCTAATTCAGCTTGGGTAGGTTTAGACATTATGCTACATCTTTATATGGGTATCTTGCTTTAATTTCTGCTATTTTATCCAACCATTCTTGTTCTGTTTTTGTACCACGTTGCCATTCAAAGAAAATAGGATCAGACTCATATCGATAAGCTGCTAATCTTTGAGCTTTTGCTAAACTGTTATCTATTGGGTAGTTCATAATTTTATCCTAATAAAGTGATTTATATTTATATAATACACAATTTGTATGTGAACCATAATAACCAGAATATGCAGTCCAACCTGATGAAAGGTCTATAGTATTAGTAGAAGATATAGGTGGATTTATGTATGCTGTAGCTTGTGCTGGAAAATCAATATAAAATACTTGATCTCCTTGTAGCATAGGCGCCCTATTTTGACTACTCCCTGAAAAATCATACGATGGTGTAGAAGTGGCTAAAGGAATTACACTTCCTTTTGTAAGATTTAAAAACCCACCCACAGATCCATTTTGATATAAAGGAGTTATTGGAGAAAAGTTTTGATTAATGAGAAAATAACTATTTATGCCACCCGCATTTGCACTAACACTTTTACTATTTACTACAGGATTTCCAGAACTTACTCCAACTTTTGTAAAAAGTACAGTTGAATTATTATAAGCATAACTCTCTGCATTTGCAAAAGTTATTTCATTAGTTGTATTGTTAATATTAGCAACTTTTATTATGGATTGTCCACTAGTACTAATAGCACTATCAGATACAGCAGTTCCAGCTGCAGCAGTTCCTGAACTATCAGTTAAAACGTTATAAACCATTGCAGCAGTAGATAGATTATAAAAAGCACATATAAGATTATTTCCTCCAGCCCCATATCCAATAGCTTGTGGGTATGTAGTAGAGTTTGTTAAAGTTACAGATGATAGAGTAGCTACGTTAGAAGCAACAGAAACCACACCTCCAGACCAAACTGTAGCTGATGATTTATATAGTATACCTACCCTTCCAGAACTAAATAAATATGTACTTCTTGGGTACTCAGCACTTACTATAGTTGTTGTGGTTTGTGTACCGCCTGTAATCGTTGTACCTGATACAGAATAAGGTTTATTATATAATGATGTAGTACCATTTGTTCCTATACTTAAAAAAGCACTACCACCTAAATCAATTACTGAATACGCTAATGTAGCAGTATCGGTTACCTCAGACCCAATAGTAGGTACAAGTCCTGATACTGTAATTGCTCTAAATGCTGTGCCGCCTGATGATTTATCATAACAAACAATATAACTAGATGTATTAGATACAAAAATATTAGCTAGAAAACCATTAAAAGTTGCACCTAATGTTGCTGTTGCTGGTGTACCTACTGTAATAGTAGTGCCTGATATAGATATTGCAGTTGCTTCAAAAGCAGTTGTTGCACTACAAGAAACT